CTGTGCGCATAACCTTGCGGTGCAGCTGGCGCATCCAAACTGGATGGTGGAGTCCAATCTTTTTTACGAGTTGTTTTTTCTCTCGTACTAGACTCGCGTGAAGTTTTATACTTTTCCATAGTTAAGCTCCTTCCTTCACGTATTTTGCGTATTCCTCTAGTGGCACCCCTAATTTCTTAGCGATAACTACCTGTGATTTGGTGAGTTTCACAGACTTGCGTCCTCCAGATCTTCGACTAACAGAGGCTACGTTTTGGACGGGTGTAGCTTTTGTTTCTACTTCAGTCGTAGATTGAGCAAATTTCTGAGGGAAATACTCCTTCATACGTTTGTTGATTTGATTATAGTATTCATCACTCTCTGTTGCAATACCCTCCTGCAAAAGGTCCTCATGGATACCCATCGCAGCTGAGGTAAGCACCCTATCAGTTCCAAACCACTCATTGTCTTCTGCCCATTCTTGAGCTTTTCTGCTTATTTGTGGCTCTGGTGCCTTATCTTCAGGTTGTGACTCAACTTCTTTTTTCTTAGACTCTTTATCTGCAAGAGTCATAGAAATCTTTTCTTTCTCCACTGATAACTTAGTCAAATTATCTTGAGCTTCTGTAATAGCATCAGGATCTTGAGATTCGTAAGCAGTTTTTAAGGCTGCTTTAGCTTTATCTCTTTCAGCATCAACTCTTGCATTATACTCTTTAAGATAATTTGTATCAGTTTCTTCAAACTTTTCTTTTTGTGATTGAAATTGATCTTTCAAGCCACGTGCATAATCTACAGCAGCTCTTTCTCTTCTTTCAGCTTCCTTTATCTGAAAAGTAAGTTTCTTAATTCTTTTTTGTACTTTTTCAGAATATTGTTCAAGATCAGAATCTTCATTTGATTTAACAGATGGTTCTTCTTTAACTTCAACCTCTTGTTTCTTTTCAGGTTCTCTTGCTTCTTGCAAAATTTCTTTTGCAGTTTTTTGTCCTGAAACATCTGTATACCCCAGATCTACATCTTCTTTTTTACCAAACTCCTCATTGCCTTCTGCTGGGGATTCTACATTGATAGTTTGTTCGTTTACGCCATCAGTATCTAGTTCTACTTCTGGATTTTTGTTTTCTTCAGCCATTTATCCTCCTTAATAATGGTGCAAAATATCATTTGGATCAGTGATAGTCGCAATGACTTCATCATCATTAAGGACTCTTACTTCTCCGCCTTCTATTTTGAATCTTGAACCTGCGTACCTACTAAAAATTACCCAATCATTTAGTTTGCACCAAGGTCCTTTTTGGAATTTGTCTTTGTCTTGATAACAAAGATCTCCCATCTTTAGCACAAGACCACAGACCGTTGTCATCTGTATTGTTTCTTGTGTTGTATCAGAAAGTATTATCCCACCTTTGGTTTTTTTAGGACCAGCATAAGGTAAAACTAAAAGTCTATACCCTGTTGGTGATGGTAATGCTTCTAATGTTGATTTAGTGATCGCACTTGGATCGAGGACTGATTCAATTTCTTCTTTGGCTTTATAAGCGTCCAGAAGTGCTTCAGTCCGTTTCGGTGTCTCCGTGGACTTGTTCATCTTCATACTCCGTTGTTTTCAGCAGGTCTATTAGATCCTGTTGCAGGTCCTCAAGTGACCTGATTTGACCCCTAACATATTGTAGTTTCTCCATAGTGTCAACACCATATATAGCGTGGTCTTTTAGTTTCTGAAGATTTAATTTTATTTTTTTCTGTACTAAACTTATTGTATCGATATCCATTATTTCATTCTTTGTAACATAATTTTACTTTTACCCTGGTCTTGAATTTTAAAATCCCAGTAAGACAAAGCTTTAGCAATGCATTCATAATCGTAGACATAATAATCATCAAAAATAAGTCTCGTGCCTCTTCTTGATTTATCTGCAAACCATATCGCTTCTCGAAAAACATCTTTTGTTGTGTGTGGTCCATCAAAATGAACAAGATCAAATACTTTATCAGTTGAATTAAATAAATTCATATATTGTATGTCAGTAAAATGATAAAAATTAAAATTTTTGTGTTGTTCAAAATCTTTTACTAGTTGTAGTCTCATCTCATCTGGATACACAGGAGCAACATCAGTCCACACACCATCTCTTTTCCATTTTATTCCACGTTCTTTTTGATTATCAAAATGTTCGTATTCTCTACTACCAAAAGGATCGATAGCTATATGTTCGTATGGTTTATTTCCAATTCTTTTTTTGATACCCATCATAATTACTTGAGAACCTAGCCCCTCACGGACACCTATTTCACATGTTGTAATTGATTTTGGTTCTTCAAAGAAAGGTAATGTCTCAGACCATTTTTTTAATAGTTCATATTCTATGCTATCGCCACGAATGGTCATGGCAGATTTATAAATTAATTTTGCTAGATTGCAATTATAATTTGCCTTGTGCTTTGAGCTTTTTGATATCGCCTTTTGTCAAACCAGTTAAATCAATTTTTGGTTTAACACTAGTTATATCTGGTGACACTCTTTTTGGTGTAAACACCTTTTTTAGCCATCTCCATATCCACATTTTATGTCCTCACGTTAGTTGGTTTTGGTCCTGTATTACCCGCTGCTCTTTTCCTTGCAACGGCACTCCGCCTCTGGGATTCTGTCATCCTCGCTGCTTTGGCAGCAGGGACGCATTTTGGATACTTTCTTTTTGAACCACTTGCAGATTTTCTCCCACATTCTCTGAATCCTCCTCCAGGTTTTTTAGAACCTATATCTACCCATTTTTCTTTAAACCATTTAGTAAGACCACCTTGAGCCATTTTTCTTTTCGATCCTGCTGGTACACAATTGGGAACCATTCGATTTCCCTTTTTCTTCATGCCAGCTTGAACGTATCCGTCCCAACATGATCCCTGTTTGTACATTAGTAAACGCCTTTAAAATCAGTTCCTCTGATTGCAGCTCCACCACCTCTTGCAAGTTTAATTGATTTTAGAATTTTTGCTTGACCTGCGTGAGCTTGAGATGCCTTTTCTAATTTGTTTGCAACTTTCATTAGGGCACCTTTTTTTGCACCTGATGGTTTTGGTCCTCTAAAATCTTTTCTCTTTACTCCTGATGGATCTTTTATTTTACCAGCACAAATTTTGCTAGCGTATGCATTCGCATATGCAGACGGATAAACTTTAAACTTTCTTTTAGCCGCTGCTTTTCCTCTTGGGCATAATTTTGTCATTTCTTTCCTCCGTTACGAAATATTTGTGTTCCCTTTATACCATATATCGATGCCACGACAAGGATCCACAAGTTTGTGAACCATGACGGAAGCTGCGAGAACATTTCGAAGAACAACTTTACCTTGTCCATCGCTGTTGGGTCATCCGATATCACCGCCCAAGCAAGCACCAACACGGGCAAACTTAAAATTATAAGTACGGCCTCGTCCTTCCAGTCTGATTGCCGAGCCTCTAACAATTTACCTTGGTAAGCTTCCTCACCCTGGGCCATCTTAGTGGCATGCATAAGCTGAGCTTCTGACATTGCCATTTTTGTTTTCTGCTTGTTAGCATATATTTTGCTTCCAGCAGAAACCGCTAATTTTATTGCACTTAACCACATGCTTTATTATACCTCTTTCCACCAGAAAATTAAAGTCTTTCGGTCCTTTAAAAAAACCTTTGAAGTTCCATGTTTTATTGTTTGACCATTAAAAAAAGTTAGTGTTCCTTGTTTTGGTTTTAATTTAAAACCTATATCAGTAATAAATTCTCCGCCCTCAAAATCATCATTTAAATATATTAAACTATTGTATTTATTTTTTTCTCTTCCGTTATGATCATGTTTGTGAAGTGGACCATAACTATTTACGTGCCAATTTTGTGTTTGAACCTGATCTATTTCAATATTTAAATTGAATTTGTCGTTAAGAAAATCTCTTACTATTGGGCCAATAGGATCTTTAGTTATATTTTGTGTTCTCTGTTCAAATGGTAAGCAATCTGGTTGGGGGCCAATGTCTTTTATGCAACGTAAATAATGTTCACACAATTTTTTTGCTAAAAAATTATCAAATACAAAAACTTTGTCATTTTGGAATTCCATCAAACTTATCTCGTCTTCTTTTGCACATGAATCCTATTATTTTGTTGATACAATTGTATGCTTTTTTGCCAGATAATCTCCATCTCCATGTTTGTGTCCAATGAACTTTTCTTATTTTACATTTATGGACATTACCACCAAAATATTCTGAAAATCTATCTAAAATATCTTTGTCAGCCATTTCAATTGCACATTGAAACGATTTTTGGTTTCTACCCTTCTTCCATAAACCAAAACTGCCTTCACCATCAAATAAACCTGCAAGAAAAAGTAATTTATTTTTTTTTGACAGACTTTCGTAAGAGTTTTTTTGCATATCTGATTTTTATTCCTTGTGGATTAGGTCCTCTTTTAGGCGGTGGCCCAAATTTTTTCCCTCCACTTAGTCCTTTCCTCATTTTGCTCTTATTTTCTCTCTAGCAACTTCTAAACGCTCATCAGATTGTTCGTCTTGTTGTGCAAGTTTATCATATTCAAGCTCAAATCTTTGCGCTTGTCTGATATTCTCTTGTTCTTGTTTAAATCTTGTCTCTTCTGCTTTTCTTTGCAAGTCTGCAGCTCTCAAATCAATCTCTTGTTGTTTAATTCTTACAAGAGGATCTTGTTTACCTGCTGCTTGCTGCATTTCAGCTTGAACTAACTCAGATGTTATTTGTGCAGCACGTTTTGCGACCTCTGCTTCAAACATAATGTTAAATTGTTCTGGATCTTGTTGCGCCATCATCTGCATATTTTGATCTTGCATGATCATTTGTCTTACTTCTGCCTTTGCTTTGAAAGAAATGTGGTCAGATATGTGTGATTGCATCAATGCATACACTTGTGGATTGATCTGTACCATTCTTGAATTCATAAATGCAGAGTGTGCAGCTATGTGAGCATCATGATCTTGGAATTCAAACGCTGTAAGTAGCTTCATCTGCAAAGCTCGTGCATTTTCTTTCGCAGGATCCATTGGTTCAGGCTGTTTTGGTGGTGGTTTAAGTATTGCTTCTATTTGTTTTGTGCCTAATGCCTCGTAAACTCTTCTGTAAGCCTCATGTAAGTTGTGCATTTGTGGATTTGATATTGCAATTTGTAATTGCGACTGCGCAAGAGTAACTCTTTGGGCCATAGACATAATATTTGGGTCTGCAACAGGTAAAATATCAACTCTATTGTCAAAATCTGCTGCTTTTATCTGTCTAGGTCCACCATAAACATCATAAGGATACTCTGGTGGTAGTGAATCTGCACAAATTCTTGATAAAATTTTGAATTCAAGCCTCATTGCATAGTAACAACGCTTGTGAACACCACTCATAACTCTACTTCCACGCTCCATAAGCGCCATTGTGGTGCCAACAGCTCTATTTTGTAAATCGTTTCCTACGTTTGAGTCTGTAATCGCTGCAAATTTTTGTCCTGCTTGTACTACAAACCCAAGAAGATTGTATAAAGTTACACTTGGTTCTGTAAATGGTAGGTTAAAAAACTGATCTCTTATGTTTCCTCCTGGAGCATCAACATCTCTGAACTCTCCAGGCTGTATTGGTTGGTCATCATCTCTTACTCTTATGCCTCTTGATTTAAATCCTGCGGGTAAATTCTTCAAAGTACCTGCATCTATCAATTGCCTCAATGATTGAGTGGCTGCTTGGGATAAGCCACCAATCATATGAGTCAAACCGAAACCATAGAATCCTAATCCTGGTAGAAATTTGTAATGAACAAAGTATTCTATTCTGGAGTAATTCAAATCACCAGGTCTATAGTTTCTGTAAATCGATAAAATATCTCCTGATCCTTCATCAATGGTCACGATGTAAGGTATTTTTATTTTTTTAGCTTTATCGTCAAAGTTTTCGTAATCATCTAAATTTAAATCTATGTGCATTTCTAAGATGGTATGTAAATAATCATCGCCTGTTCTTTTTACGCCCTCAAGTTGATTTAATTTTTTCTGCACATCATCTGGTTCAGTATTTGATTCTATTAATTCTATGTCTCTGTAAAACCCTGCAGCTTGTTTTTTAAGAACTTCGTTTTGTGTCATCTTGATGACATGAGTTATTCTCTCACAATCTTTTAAATCTGACGCAAAATAGGGAACGACTAGATCTTCTGCAGGTATAAATTTAGATACAGGTCTGTCCAATAATGCATCGTAATATATTTTTTTAAATGTGCTACCGGATAATGGTAAATAGAAAAGCATCTGATCCATGTCCGTTGTATAATCTTCCATCTCCTCCATAAGAAGATAGTTCATATAGTCTTTGACTCTTTCGGCTTGTTGTTCGGTGGCCGGTGTTACTAAACCTAACACCTGTGTTCTTACAGGACCATCAGATGGCACAAGTTCTTTATATGCTTGTGCTTGGAATTGTGTAACAGACTCAGCTAACAAAGGATGCGTGACACCGGAAGCCCCTTTGAAAGGTTTAGTCACTTCTTGGTATTTTGTGCCAAGTAAATCTAAGCCTTTGATGTATGCGTCTTCCCACTCTTTTCTAGAAAGTTTGTCTTTTTTGTATTCTTGTATTAATTCTTTAGCCATAGAACTGAGTGTTCTATCATCCATAGACTCTGCTAAGTTTGCATTGAAATCGTCTTGTGGTCTCTCTACAGGTTCCTGTTCACCCTCAACTTCAACATCTACTGCTTCAGGTTCTACGATTTCCTCTGTCTCAAGAATGTCTTCTGATGGATTTTTTTCTACAGCCATGTGTTTCCTTAATTATATTTTTCAATAAACCCACCCTCTTTCTTGTAGAGTTTTTGTGGACTTAACATATTTGGACTTACTTTAACAGAAAAAACGTCTTCGTACAATCTAAGGTCATTATCAGGCACAAGTTCAAACCCTGATTTAGCTGAAGAACTTGTATCTGAGTGTTCAACAATTTTGTAAGTTTTATCACCTGGAATATTAATATCTTTTTTTCTGAGGTTCTTGTAGGGTTTTGATGGATCAGACAATGATATTTTTATTTTACCAGCTTTTGTATCATACTCTTTTGCCAACTTTTTAAATAGATCTGGAATAACAGCAGGGCTTTTGCTCATTGGTGATTTAGATCCATTTGCATATCCGTAAAATTGCACATATGCCTGCACCTTGTCTTTATCAATTCCTCTAGTGAGCATTGTTTGCGGAGCTACTGCCACATAATCCACTCCCTCTTTTGCAGCTAAATTAGTTAGATAGGATATTGAAGCTTTGGCTTGTGAGGATCTATCAAGAAGCGGGAAGTAATCAACCTTTGTAGTTGAATCATAAACACTTCCTGCAGTCCCATATGATGCATCAGACTTTCTTGCTAGATCTTTTATGGTATCATCAATTTTTCTAACTGACAAAGCTTTTGCCTCCATTTCACTTGGTCTTAGTTTACCACTCAATATTTCATCACTTAATTTTTTTCTGCTCTGTGAAAGATAATTTAAAATTACATCTGATTGATAGGGGTTTGATCTTAATGTGTTACTAAATTTTTCTGCACCTTTCTCTCTTATAAATCTGTCGATACCCTGGTTAGTATCAGATTGTATCTCGTGTATCAAAAAAGCTTTTTTACCATCTGATGTTTTTCTAGTATCCCAACGAATATGTGCTATTGGATTTGAATATTCTTTTTGTGAATAATGTGGGTTTGTGTATCTTCCTCCCATAGTATTTCCTGGAATTCTTTCATCAAGACTCAAAACAGCTTCTCTATAATTTTGTCCACCTGGTAATGTATAGCCATCCTGAGTTGCGTATTTGGGTGACTTAACCGTTCGTGTAGAAGAAATTAAATCGTCAATTTCTCCCTGCATTTGGTTTAGTGCCATTTTTTGTTGAGAAGTTGCACTAGTTTTTAGCTTAGCTAAAAGTCTAGTTACGTTGTCTGCACCATCTTCAGCAGCAGATTTATTACCATCAAGAATACTTCTTCTTAGAGATCTTATTTCATTTCGTAAAAGTTTAAGATCTTTTTTGTAAGCTTTTACAAAAGCCTGATTACTAACCACCTCCGCCACTTGATCTGCTCTTGCAGCAGTTGGATCTACAGGAATATTTTTTTCTAATGATCGTTCTATAGATTTAAGTTTATATAGTTGACCTTGTAAAACGTTATCAGCTTTTGTTTGAATAGCTTGAGGCACACCAAACTCAGATATTTTTATTCTGTTAGCAGGATTTAACTTCACCATATCAGCTAATATTCTTCCAGGTAATTTTATTCCAGCTTCCTTAGCAGCAAATAAAAGACCACCAGTTAGATCACCCGATCTGTTAAACACAGCTATATTTGAATCATATAACTCTTCAACAGGAACGGTAACTTCTTTGTTAAATAGATGTGAACCTTTTGCTACTCTTTGATCGTATTTGAATCTTTTACCTGCAACAAAACCTTCTTCAAAATCTTTACCAAACAATTTGAAATTTCTTTTTCCTCTGTCCGTTAGCCAGTTTGCCCATTCATCTGCTGTGTAAAGGCCATCACCTTTCATCGCTATTCTGTCATGTGCAACCGAACCAAAAATACTTCTTTGGCTTGGGGCTTTAGGTGATCCAGTAATTGTGTTTCGTAAATTATCCATTGGGTTCACAAGAAGTGGACCCTGTATCTGTGGATCTTTTGTAACTAGCTCTTTTGATTTTGCTACAGCAGGTAATTTTGTTTGTGCTGGAAACTCTGGTAACCCAGATAAAGTAGTGGTCTCCACTCTCTCAGGCAAAGATTCATCTGTCTTTTTTCGAAGTAATCTTCGACCAAGACCTAGGAGATTTCTAAGGGACATTGTCCCTCCTAATACATTTTAGTAGGTCTGTTTCTACCTATTTTGCATTTAACTTTAACGGACTTACCTTTTGAGTAACCCACAGGTTTTTGCATGGCACCGACCATACCACCACCCATCTTTTGTTGTTTAGGAAGATTTCTTATACGTCCCATATCTTGTTGCCTTCTTTTTAATTTATTGATTGCAACACCAAGCATACTTTTCATTTCACCAGCCTTACCAGTGTCAGCACCACC